ATCAGTTATTTTGAGAAAATTTATCTTATTCAACTTACTCATCGTTATTCAAGTTGTTCTACTTTTGCTTTTAATTCCTGTATTGCCTTGATTAGCACGGGTATTAATTGTGTATAATCTAAGCCATACACATGCTCTGCATCGGGATTATCATAGTTTGTAATTTTTAACATGCCAAAATCTTTCAAATCAATTCCCATATCCTGTACAACTTTCTCTATTTCTTGTGCTATTAGACCGAAATGTGTTCTTTTATGATTTTCTGATTGTCTCTTAACTACTTCCCTCATTACTTTTTGTCTGCGTGGAACTTGATGCTTGCCAATTGTATTCCCTTGTTCATCATACAAATCATATTCATCAAATATTTGCATTTTTTGTTTGACAACTTTTTCTATTTCTTTTTGCACATACTTGCCGTCAATAAGTTCAACTATTTTTTCTTTAACAATAACTTCTTGTTCCTCATAAACATCTTCTTCAACTTCCTCAAATTCCTTTATCTCTTCAATGTTTTTCCATTTAAAAGATACAGGTCTTATTTTATTTAAGAAGTCTAAACCTAAATCTAAGTTATTAATATTTTCTTTTTTATTAGCATCAGAATATTGAGTTAATGCTTGACATCTTATATCACCAATAACATCGAGTTTATAGCCTATCGTTGGACTCGTCGTCCCAATACCGACGTTGCCATTGGTTGTGATTCTCATCTTTTCAGTAGATGGAGATTGTGTGCCAAAAATAATATTTCCATTAGAATTATTTCTCGCAATCAAAATCAAATTATTATCTGAACGCAGTAAAGTATCTCCAGCTCCCTCTATATCACTCCAAGAACCAGCAGTGTTTGAGTTTACTAAATATCCCTGACTAACATTTCCATAAGGTTTAATAACACCTTTAACAAAGATAGAACCTATTACTTCCCATTTAGCAGCGGGCGTATTAGTTCCGACGCCAGAATAATTTCCATTAGTAAAGATAGGACTATTAGCTAACTCACCACTTGCACTTTTGTAAGGAATATAACCTGCGGTAAGTCCTGCAAGTTTTGCATAAAGAGTATCAAAATATGTCTTTAATGTTGTTTTAATATTATCCCATGTCAATTTTTTCTTAAAATAACTATTTGCACTATCTTCAATTAAAGTTATATCTGCATCGGCTGGTGTTGTTTTTTCTGTAAAAGAATTAAAATCACCCGCAGCTCTTTTCAATTGTGCATCATTTGTAACATTTCCTAACCCCACTTGTGCCGCAGTTGTGTTGTGAGGATTATTAATATTCACTAAATGCGAATCATAACTATTTTTTAATGCAGTCGTAAAACTTTCCTGTGTTGCATCTAATATAGCTTTGTTATCATGTGTATGTTTTTTATTTATTGCATCTGCAATATCATCGTTTGTTTGATTGTAAGTGTCTAATAAATTCTTATTATTATGAACATGTGCTATTGATGCTAGACTATTAATGCTATTCTGCAAATCATTATCTGCATTTTCTCTCATCGCAGCTTCACTTTCAATTTCTGTATTTATTTTTTGAGAAGACCAAAGCTTCGTTGCAGATATAATATCATCGTTAATTTCATTAATTATTACATCCCCAGTGATTAAATCTAATTCTATAATTTCATTTTGATTAGACAAGTCAATAATTGTGCTATCTAATTCAGCCATTGTAACCTCGCTGTTTTACTATTAATCCACTATCCCACCAGATTCTTTGTCTATTGCCTGTATAAACAATTATTACTTCAAAACAATTATATTCGCCAGGTGCTAAACTTGTTTTTGTCGCACTTAGTATCCATTTCATCCATCCTATACCTATTTGAATACTTCCTTCATTAAGAGACAATTTTAAATCTTCAGTATTACTTTTCTTATCCTTCTTAGCAATTACAATAATATTTTCCACATCCGCCCAATCATAATCTATTCCGTTTTTTTCACTTTAAACATTTTTTCGTAATGATTGCCTCTGTAAAATGCTACTTTTGTTTTAATTACATTATCAAAGTCTAAGATGCTCATAATAAAACATGTTTAATAATTTATTAACTGCTTTTTATTTTCTTATTTTTATTATCCTTTATATCATCTTCAAATTCAACAAAACCCTGTTCTATATTTAAACTTTTTGCTTTTGTTTAATATTATATTATCTAATAATAGAAATGGAAAAAAAGATATTTTACGATATTTTAGGATATTTTAGGATAAGATATGCGGATTTATTCTTCAATAAATTCTTCAATTTGAAAATCAATTGCAGTTTTTAATTTCTTTGAAACAAATTGGTAAGGTTCTTTAATAATTTTATTATTCAATTTATATTCAAATTTTTGTTTCGAATGAAGAACTGCTTTAGTAATAATATTATTTTTATAATAATATTTATTATTTTTTTTTAATTTTTCTTTATGTTTTTTTTGTTTAATTATTTCAATAATTTCTAAATTACGAGCTAATGAACATGTGCGACTGCAAGTTATTTGATGTAATGCTTTTCTTTTAAATTGTTTTCCACAAACAATACATATTGAATAATCCATATTATTTTCAATTGTTTCCATATTCATTTTTTCTTAAAAATAAAATCTTTATATATTTTTTTAAATTTTTCATATTCAATTTGTTCAATAAATATATTAACAAGATTTTGTTTACTCGTGTTTAATTCCATAGCTAATCGATTTAATTTTTCGGCATTGTCGGGCCGTATTTTAATATTGATTTCTTTTAACATTATTCTTTCCACTTATTAACCCAATTTTTTTGCATTGGGGGTTTTTGATGAATATTTTGTTTATCAAATAATGTCCCTTCTTTTAATTTTTCTGCTTTCTTTTTTAAATCATCATAAATTTTTTCAAGATGCGGTTTTGAAATCCTTAATGCAGCAATATTAAGAACTTCACAATCTAAATCTTCATGACGTCGATTTGGAATTTCTTCCCACACAGGTACATAAAATCCACCAACTTTTTTCATAACTTTTTTTTCTGAATTTAATTGTTCAAAATAATCCGCATCTGCATATTGATTAAAATGATAATAACCTGGACCTGGTTTATCAATTTTCAATCTTGTAAATACAACTTCTTTTGCTGTATCTGTACCAATTATATAAAGTGGAATATTCCCTTTATTATTAAAACTTGGTTTACTTGGAGCAATAGGTTTGCCTGCAACATTACTACCTTTTGTTCCGTAAATTCTTCGATATTCTTTATTTTTTACAAATTCATAAACTTGGTCTGTATAATGCCCGCCGGTATCAATACAGGCGCTCGAGATATAAATATTTAATCCAAATGGATGTGCAAAAGGTTTTTGCAATAATAAATCAAGTTCATTCCAGATATAAATTAATGCAGGATTTCCTGGAATAATTTTGCGCATAATTAACCAACTTTCTTCTCCTATTCCCCAGCTTCTTATAATTATGTGTAGAAAATTATCTTGAGTATCAATACCGGCGGTAAGATAGCATACCTGTTCAGGCAATATATTATCTTCAGTAAAATAATTTTCAATTCGTTGTAATAAAGATTCTGTTTCTGGAAGTCCAATTGTTGGTTTCCATAATGTTGCTAAGACTGTATTTAAAAAAACTTTTAAACGTTCATTATCACCTTGTTTTGAAAATTTAATAGCTTCGAGCCATTGTTCCACAAGTTTATTCCATGTAGTAGTTGAAGAGGGCGAGTATAAACGATTAATATGAAATCCAGGAATTTTGCTAAGTAGATTTTCTTTATGCCATTTGCCATTTTTATTCATCCAATATTTATCTCGATTATAAATTTTTTCATGACATTTAATACATAAATAATAAGTAGTTGAAGGATCATCATTTTCCCATTTTATTCCATAATCTTTATCTGGTCCTCCCCATTCAAGCTTTTGATATTCATTACAATGTGGACATGGAACATAATAATAACGTTGATCTGAATTTTCAAATTCTGGCCATATTCTTGTTTGACCTTCGCTACCAGGACTTGAGGATAGTATTATTTGTCTATCCTCAAATTCAGTAGTTCTTCTTAATGCTAATTCTACTACATCTCCTATTTCTCCAATTGAAAATGGATATGAATCTACTTCATCAAGAAATAAATATTTTATTGAACTAAATATTAAACCAGTTGCAGAATTAGCCCCAACTAAATTTAATATTCCTCCAATATATTTTTTCATTAAAACCGTATCGGTTTTTTTGGGTTTCACTTCTTCTACTCTTTCTAATAAATAATAATTATCTCGAATCATAGGATCTAATCTTTGACGACTAAATTTTGTTGCATTTAAAATTGTATCCATAATAAATAAAATTGGTCCTGGTTGTTTCTGTATTTTATGTGCAATAGCAATCATCATAACAATTGTTTTCATCATTTGTGTAGCAGAAATAATAATTATTTTTTCATTTTCTTTTTTACCAATTTCATCAAGAACTTCAATTTGATAAGGTCTTCTATCGAAAGAAATTAAGCCAGTTTCACTTGAATATTCTGGCGATACATAAAAATTTTTCATTGCCCATTCACTTAGTTTTTCTTCGTTTGGTGGCTTTAACTGGTTTAATAATATCTTTGTCTTGATTATCAGATTTTCCCAAGCTTCTGATGATGTTTTCAATTGATTCTGATAATTCATATAATAATTCATTATCTCGTTCCTCTAAGATTTTTTCTGCTTCTTTATCTGTTTTAACTACTAATAAATTTGGAACTATTTTTCTGTTCGTTGGTAATTTAGTTTTTATTAGCGTAAATATTTTATCAAGTAAAATAATAACATCATCAACTTTCATTAATTCTTTTTTTAATAAACCAAGTTGATATTCGGCTTTTTGAGCCAATGCAAGTTCTTTTCGTTCTTTACTTGATCTAAGAGTTCCACCTTGTAATTCTTGAATTCTTTTTTCAAGTTCATCAATACGCCAATGAACACATTTAACAATATCATATTTCCCATGCCCCTCATGTGGAAATCCTTGTTCTCGCACAAGACGATTAATCCATCTTGGCGTAACTTTAAGCAGCATTGCAATTTGATTAAGAGTAGCATAAGCCATGCAATTTTAATTGTCATTATTATCAATAAATATATTATTCTTAATTAGCATTCTTTAATATTCTTCTTATATCAAGATTTCTATTTAGACATTTTATAGAATGATTAGGAAATAATTTATAATATCGCTTAAGAATTATATCAACATAAAGTGGATCTATTTCCATCATATAACATTTTCGGTTTAATATTTCACTAGCAATTAAAGTTGTTCCTGATCCACCAAAAGGATCAATTATGCAATCTTCTTCTTGAGTCATTAATTCAATTCCTTTCTGAGGTAAAGCAACAGGATAACAAGCTTTTAAATTTTCTATTTGAGTTTTATTTGTTCCTATTTTCCAATAATTAGTAATACCTCTTTGTGTTTTTTTATTAAAAAAAGCTTTTTTTTCTGTTGTCCCGATAAAAAATATTTCTAAATCTTGTTGTATATTATCTTCATCTCCAACTAATAATATGAATTCTATTTGTCGAGTTAATGCTTGTTGTGAAGTTATTGGTAATCCATGTCCCTTATCCCATATAATTAATTCCAAAAATTTTAATCCTATTTCTTTAATTATTCTATATATTATTTCTATAAATTCCCATCTTGCATTTTTATTGTAATTTATATTCCAAAAAATAAATCCAGATAAAAATGGTTTTATTGCATATATTACATTTAAATGTAAATTTATAAATTCTTCGCTTTTTAAATTATCTATATAATTTTCATATAAATTACTATTCATATTATATGGTGGTGATGTAAAACACAATTTAATTTTTTCTTGATTAATCAATTTTTTAATATCATCTTCTTTTGTAGAATCACCACACATTAATCTATGTTTATTATTTAATAAAAATATATCACCATATTTTATTTCTGTTGTTATTGGCTTTTCTGGAATTTCATCTAATTTTTCTTCATTAATTTGTTCCATGAATAATTTGTTTAATTCAATATTTGGTAAATCTATTTCGCTTAAACTTTCCTTATCAAAAATGTTAAATTCAATGAGGAAATTTTTTAATCCATCTTCTAATATTCTTGCATATTGACTTGTATAAAGTAATACATATTTAGCTGCTTCTTGTTTATTCTTACAATCAATAAATATTGCTGGCAATTTATTTGGTATTATATATCCTTCATTTTCTAATTCTTCCATTGCCATTTTTCTATGATGCCCATCCAATATCCAAATATTATTTTGTTCTTTCCATATATTAAATGCTTGTATAAAATTATTCTTTATTAAACTTTGCTTTAATTTATTTAATAATTGTTTGTCTATTTCTTTTAAACCTGGCGTCTGCAACCATTTCAATTTACGCCATTCTACTTCTTCCATTTTAATTATTTTGCTATTTAATTTTTTCTTATTTTTCTTATTATTTCCAAATAGAATAGAACTATAATTTTTTTATTAAAAAAATTTTTAATTTCTGAGCTCGTTTCGAAACCCGTACCGAGATTTCCAAGAAAGGACCCTAATTATTTTTTGAATATTTCTCGTTGCAAATAAAATGTAAATTCTTTTTGATATAATTCATTATATTTTGTTTTAATTATATTATTATACAAACGCATATATCTTTGATTTATTAACTTTAATCTTAAGTCAGGTCCAAATTTTTCTTCAATTGGCAATCTTGTTATTGTTATGCGCTTAAAAATTCCGATATGACCACTTTCCATTTTGGCAACAAATGCACTTTTCATTAATTTTCTTCCTTTTTTATATGATACAATATAACTCACTCCTTTCTCTGTTTGATAATATGAAAAACGTGAAAGTGGAACACCTTGTCTACCTTTTACTACAATTCTTGTCTCTAAGCCTTGTATAATATCTATACCTTTTTTTAATGCACTACTCTTAATAGCATAATCTTTTCTAATTTCTTCTATAAATTCATTTTTAATTGTTTCTGCTAATCTTTTTGTTGCTCGCCTTTCTGCTTTTTTAGATACATCATTAATTTTTTTTAATGAATTTATAATCCCATATTTTAAATTTGTTTTTATTGTTAACATTTAGTTTTATATTTATTTATTAATTCTTTCACTACTAATAGTATTTCATTAGTTAATAAGCGAGCTTCATTTATATTTAATTTATGCATATATTTCATAATTATAAGCATAATTTTTGTTTTTATTTTCTCATCTTCATTCATTTTATTCTTCAATTATTGATAATATTTCTGTTTGTGCCTGCATCCATTTTTTTTGATTTATTAAATTCATGATTTGATCATATTTATAATCTGGGATAATATTTTTTATTGAATTTAATTTATCTTTCATATATTGCAATTGAATCTCAATTTCATTAATTGATTGTTCTTGCTCTGCTTTTATTTCTTTTGCCCGTTGAATAGCAGCTTGTTTCATTTCTATTCGTTTTTGTGTTAAATAATAATTTTCTAAATATCTTTCCTTCAGCTTTTTAATTTTACCAATAAGCGATTTCACGTTTTGAAATTGTTTATTCCAGCTTGGATATTCCATAAATGCTTTAAGTATTATTATCCAGCATATTTTACGATTTAATTCCGGTCGTGGATCAAATAATAATTCATTTCGTACCATATCAACATTAGCCCAATGTGGGCTTAATGTGTTTACATATTGCTTAAATAAATCATTTATTCGTTTATTAACCATATCAGTATCGTTAAAATCAAAACAAATTTTGTCGATGTTGCAATTGTGCGTTACTACTACAATATCTGTGTTTAATATTTGTGTATATATCTGGTAATGCTCTGACAAATTTGTCAAATCAGATTTGACTTTTTCGTCAGGCGGGCTGACTTTTTTGTCAAGCGAATTTTGATTTTGCTTGACATTTTCGTCAGGCAAATCTAAAATGTTATTATTTTCTTCATTTTGCTTGACATTTTTGTCAGGCAAATCTAAAATGTTATTATTTTCTTCATTTTGCTTGACATTTTTGTCAGACAAATCTAAAATGTTATTATTTTCTTCATTTTGCTTGACATTTTCGTCAGACCACAAATTGATTTCTTCTTCGCTTGACAAATTTGTCAATTCAATTTTTTGTTCTAGAGCTTTAACATTTATCCATTCATCTTCATTCACAAATGCATACCAATTTGTATGATCATTCTTTTGTTTATTAAATTTATTTTCTTTCAATATTACCTTTAATTCAACAAGTTTATCAATTATAGTACGAATTTGACGAGCCGACCAAAATGGAAATATTTCTTGAAATGCTTCATAGGAATTATAAGTCCAGTATCTTCCTTCTCTAAAATTGCGACCATTAGCTTTATTCTGTGTAATCCAGAATTTCATATTGGCCAAAAAAATAGCTTCATTTATACCATATTTTTTAGCATCATCAACATTAAATATATAAGTATCAGTTTTCATTTAATTGCTTTTCCCATCTTAATTTGTTTATAAATGTGTATTCATTATTGTTCCGTTTTCTATATTTATTATTCCAAGATTGACCCCCTGCTTTCCCAGTGCATATCCATCCAGCAGCTCTTAATGAAGTTCACGACTCTGTCTCTAATATGTATGTAATTATTATTTTATAACCCATTTCTTTATTTTCACATGTATTTCCTGTATTGATTTCCATGTGAATTTCTTTTGAAAATTCTTTTTTTGTAATATTAATTTGCATTATATATCTCCTATTTATAGTTTTTATTTATATAAATTTTTTTGCAACTATCAAATTGCCAATCACCATTTGGAATTATTTCTTTGATAAGCATTATTTTTAATCTGTTTATAGCATCACGATAATGTGTAGCTAATATTTCTAAAGAAACTAAAGTATTTTTTTCAATGAATAAATATGCTTTTAATGAGACTTTTTTCTTTTTTGTTTTCATATTAATAATATTTTTTCTCCAAATAAATTAACATCTTTAGAGAAAGTCTCCTTAATTTGTTCTTTAACTTTTTTTCTTTCCCCCAGCATTGATAAAATTGTTTGATTATAACATAATAAACTTGCTATTGCTTCTTTCTCATTTCTACATAACCAATAACCTTTTTTACTACTACCTATATGAAAATAACCTTTGAATTTTTCATTCATTTCTCTAACAGTAGCAGCAAGCATTCTCTTATCAATATTGAATTTTTCAAAATGTCTGTGAGTCAAAGGATTTTCATACGAACTATATTTATATAGTTCCAAATAAATTATTTTTTCAATATTTGATAAATCTTTAATGAACATGTTGTTGTTCATTGTATTTTATATTTGATTTATTTAATAATTCATATTTAATTACTTTTATATAAATTTCATCAAGAAAACAATACATAAAATCATAAGTAATATTTACAATTTCACCCTGCAGCTTATATAATTCTAATTCAATTTTTTTGTCAGAAATATCTAAAGAATAATAATTATTAGATTTATCTTTAATTGCTAAATGAGAAAATGGTTCATTGCCAATTACTACTATTTGACCTGTTATATTATAATACTCAGGCTCATTAGTGCACGAAAAAAAGATTAGAATAAAAAATAATATGTAAATAATTTTTTTCATTAAATTATTCCTTCTTTTGTTTCAAATTCCGTGTAGGGATATTTTTTTAAATAATAAACAGTATCTCCACAATAATTGCATAAATGGAAGTTTTCCATTCGATTTTATTTCTTCCTGTATTCCAATCATATTTAATTTTTGTTATAAACATTTTTTAATTCTTATTTATATTATCAAAAATATTTTGAGCTAATTTTATTATGCTTTCTATATAAGCTATATTTTCAAGATTAAATGGGAGTGAAAAAAGCATTAAACAATTATTATCAGAAATATTAAATTTGCATTTAATCATTTTTATTGAACGTTTATTTTCAATAATAATTAAAGGAATATAAATTTCATTTAGCTTAAATTTATTGGCAATTTCTCCATATTTTTTATCAATCTTTGCAGTAATTTCTCTATTATTATTTTTATGACAAATTTTATAAATCATATTCATATATGAGTTGTTTTTATTGTATGAAAATGAGGCGAATCAATACAAATCTGTTGATATGGTGACATAATTCTTCCGCAAATAGGACATTGCCAACTTAATAGATTTGTTTGTTTTTTTGTATGCAAATAATATTGATGAATTTAATCAATAATTTTTAATGTATCTTCTTCACCAATTTTTTGTTTTAATTGTTCTGCTAAATCAATGAGTATTTTTTCAAATTCATCTTCAATTAACTATTCCGATTCCGATTGCAATTCCATTTGACATTTATCCCTCTTCTTTATAATTAACATTAAATTTTCGTTTAATATATCAAAAAAGATAACCAGATTAGTATTTACAATTATATCAAATAATTCATCATCAATTATTAATTCTGCTTTTCTTAATGCCTCATTAATTTTTATTTTTATTTCATATTCCATTATTCATCATGAGTTTTAAATATTTCTTTATAAATTCTTTTAACCATCGGGAAGCAAAATAATAAGTATAATAACATTGCAAGTAATATCAATATCAAATCATTTGTTAATAATAATTCTATTTCATCAATTATTATGTTGATCAAATTTTTCATAAACTTTCTTTCATTTTATTTCTGTTAATTTTATTAGCTTATCTAATGTTTTATTAATTTCATTTTTGAATTGAGTAAATTTTTCATTAGCATTTCTTCTCTCATCAGAAGTAAATTTATTGTCAGCAGAAAATTCATTAACGAGATAATTTAATTTTTTTATACTCTCTGCAATAATTTGATTTGTCAAAAATGTTTGACTTATCAAATTATCATATTTTTCTTTTGAATCATCGATGAGATTATATCTTTCAAATAAATCCATAATTTGAGCATATAATGAGAAAGGTATATCTTTTGCTACTTCGAATGCATATTGAATTTTTGGGGGATAAGTGTGAAGCTGCTCAGCAATCCATGAATAAGAAAGTTTATGCCGATTTTTTATAAGTATTAACTCTTCTTGAAGAGTCATTTTGATCTCATAAATTTTATTAAATAATTACAAAGATTTTCTCTTTAATAATTCTGAGATTCTATATAAACAAAATGGAGCTCTGCCTTTGAAAGCATGGGTTATTAAAGCTTCACTTACATTTAATTCCTTAGCTAATATTTTACGAAATTTTGGACCTAGTATTTTTTCAGATATGTATTTAATTTTGAGTGGATCAAGTTTCTTGCCCTTAGGAACTATTTTTTTCTTTTCTGTTAATGATAATTCCATTTTTTTATTCCTAATTTGTTATATTTTTTTAGAGTAAATTATCTAATAGCTAATATAGAGAAATCTTTCTATTATGTCAAGAAAAAAATAATAAAATATTTCTATTTTGCCTCCAATTTTGTTAATTAATTAATTATTTTTTTCTCGAACGAGTGTATATTTGCCTAATTTCATTTTTTCAAGTTTACCTTTCTTGATAAGTTCATAAATATACTGACGATGATAATTATTTGCTTTTGCATAATCTTCTATGAACATCCAACCATCTTCAAGCAACTGGGGCGTATTGATATAAATTATTGTTTTGTTCAGCTTTTCAAAGCTGAAATTCTCATGCTCGTATGGATTTATGAGCATGGCTACTAACCCAAAAATATCATCTGCAATAAATTCAGAAGCATAAATTTCTTTATTAATTTCATTATCAAAATAGGGGTTTTCATATAAATATTTGCCTCTAAATTTATTTGCTTCTTTTTCTATAATAATTTTTTTTATATTTTTCATAATCATAACCTGTAGCTGACATTATCTATTCCATCGACTTCAAATTCATTATTTTTAAAATCAGCAATAGTATTTTTAATGATATTAGCAAGTGCTTCTTTATCGGTACAATGATAATAAATAGCACCTTGCGAGTTAGCTTGTACGAGTGCATAAACATTGACATTAAGTTGTTTTGCTTCTTCGATGATTGCTTCGATTTTCTCAGCAATCTTTTCAGCGTTTGTTAACATATTATTTTCTCCTATTTTGTTAATGTAAATTTTGCTCATATCTTCTGCGTTCAAATTAAGTTTGAAAAAAAATAAAAAAAAGAGCGAGCAAGCTCGCCCTTATCTTTATTTAATTGTTTTTTCGAAATATTCCTCTATCGGTTCCCAGCCAAACTTACTGACCGCCTCGTTCCACGATTTTTCATCAATCGACAAAATTTCTTTTGCTTCATTCTCTGAAAGCTGATGCGGCTCGCCTTTGCTGTAAAATCCGTTTCCAGTGCCATCATCGGTAATCTGATAATACTTATCTTTATACTTAACAACCCATCTACTCCCATTAGGGTAGTTCCAGATTGCAATGCCTTTGTTTAATAAGAATTTTGATTTTGTAGATAACATTTTACACCTCGTTTTTTGTTTAAAAAATGTTTGTTAATTACACGTGTAAATATAATATACTGATTTTTATTTGTCAAGTATTTTTTTAATTTTTTATAAAAAAATTTAGTGTAAAAATTTCTCTCTTTTCTTTGATTTTAGCTTATTTTCTCAACTTTTAAGAATTGCTAAAAAATTTTTTCCCTAATTTAAAAGCGTTTTAAACGAATTTTTTTTCGAAAATCTTAATTTGTCTGTAAGATTTAATAAAAAAACATTGCGAATTTGAGCGATTTTCAAAGCCTAAAAAATGAAAGTTGCGATTTTAAGCAATTTTCTAATAATTTAAAGCCGTATAAAATATAGGATAAGCTAAGAATCGCCCCGCATAAGCGATTTATAAACGAATTTTGAGAGGTTATTTCGAATTTTTTTTATAAGATTTGCTATTTGGCAAGAATAAATAAAATTATTGATAAACCAAAACTTGCAGCAGCACCAATATAAAATTTATCATACCATCTTTGTTGAATTAATTTTATTTGATTTGATAAATTTAAAATAACTTTATCTTTTAATTGAAGAATAGAATCCTTATCAGTAATTATATTTAAATAAATTTTTTCTTTAGTTAATTGAATATTATATAATTCACGGCAAGTTTTTAATTCATTTAATGAATTAATAATAAATTTAAATTCTTCTTTATCAACTCTAACTGAATTACTATCAATTGCCATTATTGATTGAGCGTAATTGATAGTATAATGCAATAAGAGAATCAATATTATTTTTATTATAAATTTCATTTTTGATTGAATCTTTTTGTTGAATAATTTTAGTTGAATAATTATTAAGTATTTTTATGGTATCTTTTTTTGCTTTTACTAAATCTTCCAAATAAGAAATTTTCTTTTCAATAATTGTAATATTATTTTTTATTTCATTATTTGTCTCTTGATTTTTATAATCACTATATAAATTGATTAAAAAGAAAATTAATATTGCTATTAATAATATATTTATAATTTTATTCATTTATGAATTTTATTTTTAAATAAACCCAATAGTTCAATTTTCATTTTTGTGAAATATTTAATTATTTCAAATAAACATTTTTTTTGTCATTTATATTTTGTTTTATAAATTGATATAATTGTTTTGCTTCCTCGAGCTGATTCATTTCTTAAATAAATCTTAATTAAATTATATTTCACCTTTAAATTTTTTATATGCCATTTCTAATTTATACGAATAATCATCGACAATCGTTTCTGTGCCTTTATTTTGCATTTTACCATTATAACTTTCTGCAAATTTTATCCAATTTTTTTCAATTAAATACTTATCCAATTTCCTCTTTTTAATAAAATTTATAAATGCAAGCAAATGATATTTTTCTGAATTAAACATATCACTTAGAAAATTATCTAATGTTTCATAACCACATAATTTATAATTCATTCCTAAAATCTGAAATCTCCCCCAGCTACAACATTTATATGCAGCATCAATATCTAATTTTTCTGCAGCATCTAATTTATCATATTGTACTGATTGCGGTCCATATTTTGCAACTTGTATTGACCATTTAATTTTGTTCCGATTTAATGACAAAGGATAAATTACATTATTAATTATAACCGTAGCACCATCAAATTTATTTTTTGTTAAATCTCCAAATACAAATGGTTCATAAAGGATTATAGGTCTTCCTTTATCATCAAAACCGCCATTTGGTGCTTCAATTAATGTTACTGCTTTTATTATTTCAATTTCACAACCAATAATTGCGGCAGCTTCAGCATAATCAAATTCTTTTAATTCTTTTCCGTTCATTGTTTATTCTTTAATTGAACATATCTATCTAATATTCCTAATCCAATTATACCTGCTAATAGAAACATCCAATTTTGTGGAATATCTACAATTATATTTGTATTTAATGCAACTTTGAAATAAGCACGCAAAAATGAAATTGCAATCAAAAGCATTAATAATCTTTTGATTGAACCTTTACCATCAGGTTCTTGCAAAAAAGATTTGCACCATATTATTTGCTTATCTAGATAATTAAAAAATGATTTCATTTTCATCACCTTTTCTGAATTGATAATTTTTAATTAATTCTTCTTTTTTTTCAGATTTGTGTTTTGAATATCCGTTGCCAAAATTTTTTTCAAGCGCATAATCTGTGCTCTGCTGTTCAATAATGACTAGGTATAATTTTTTGTTCATTTCATTTAATTGATTAATAAATACCTTCAGCATTTTTTTGCTTAACCAAATACTTATCATAATTAATACACCTGTCATTATTGATAATAATTCAACTGAATAATACCGTAATGTTTCAAACATTTATTCCTCGATAATTATTCCTAAATCAATTAATTCAGCTAATTGAAAAGATGTCAAATTTAAATCTTTCCACTCATTTAATCGAAATTTTGGAATATCTAATATCTCAATTTCTTGTTCATAAATTTCTTTCATTTCTTCATTGAATAATTGAAATTCTTTATGTTGATTTTGCTTGAATGTCCCATCAAAATTTTCAATATATTTTCTCCCAACATTCATTTCTGTTGTATTTAATGCATCCAATTTTTGTTTAATATCATTTGCAGCTTTTGCAAATTGAAAAATTCTTTTTGCATCAAAATTTTTTGAAACTGGTTGATGCAACAAATAACTAATTATACCTAATTGTTTTTGTTTAATTTTCATATTATTCTCATAAATATAATTTATTAACTAATAAACCATTATTAAATATATATTTAGTTTCATTAATAACTAATGAATCATCAATACCTGGCAAATCATCAGCTTGAATAGAGCTTGATACAAAAGAAGTTCCATTACTTCTTAAATATCTTCCTGATGTATTATCACTTGTTTTTATTTCTGCAACATGCATTTCTAATGCTTTTAATATACCTGAAATATGAAATTGATCATATATGCCTGAACCAGGATTACTTTGGCTTACTGCCCAACCTATTGCTCCACTATTTGAATTAATTTGTATATAAAATCCAGAATGAAAAAAATAAGCAAGAGGATATCCTGATGTATGAGAAGCTATTACATAACCATCTTTTATTTCAATTTTCCGGTCTGCATATATTCCAGTTCCTGTTAAAGTAAAAGTTGAATCTATTATTGAAATATTTTTTATAAATGCATTCCCATCAGCTAATATTTTAACATTTGCATTTGAAGTTGTTTGACCAGAAGCCATTGCATAAATACCATCTTTATTAATCAATATCCCAGCATCTCCACTTCCAACATTTGCTGATGTTTTAATTAATCCACTCGTATACATTTCATAAACAACTTCTTTAATTATTCCAGAATAAAATGTAGGTGTATCTCCATTTGTTGGTATAGAAAAAACAGTTCCTAATATTGTATGATAGCCAAATAATCCTTGAGAAGTTATTTCAACTCTATTGCCACTTGTTGCAGTTTTAAAAGTCCCGGCTATAATTGTTAATCCTGTTATAATTGCATCACTTGTCCAATTACCATGTTGTGTTATATTACCATTATTATCCCAGCTAATATTTCCGCTTGCTAACTTTCCACTACCATCATTTTTAAATCCAATTGATGCCAAACTATAATCACTCGTATGACCAATTAATATCATTGCATTAGTTCCACTTATCAATCCAATATTTGTTGAACTTAAAGATGTAAATGATATTGACCAATTAGCAATGGTTCCTTTTTTTGCTTCAAATGTTCCAGACGTTAATATTTTTACATTAGCATTTGATAATAATTGCGATGTTTCAACTGCATAAATTCCAGTATTATTCATTAATATCCCAGCACCACCATTGCCAACATTTGCAGAAGTTCTAATTACTCCACTCGTATAAATTTCATATTCCACTTCACGAATTATCCCAGATGAAAAACTTGGTTTATTGCCATTTGTTGGCAAATTAAAAGTAGTTCCTAAAATTGTATCAATCCCTCGAAGACCATTTGAATCAATTTCAACTCTATTGCCACTTGTTGCAGTTTTAAAAGTACCAGCTATAATTGTTAATCCAGTTATAGTTGCATAACTTGTCCAATTGCCATATTGTGTTACATTACCATTATTATCCCAGCTAATATTTCCGCTTGCTAACTTTCCACTACCATCATTTTTAAATCCAATCTTCGCATTATCATAATTAATTGATGAAGTCCCAAGCAAAATCATTGCATTACTGCCAGAATAAATACCAAGATTTGTTGAACGAAGAATAAATCTTTCAGCAGCAATTGACATTAAACCGTTAGCAAAAAGAAAATAATTATTATCATTTTCTTTTATATAAAGTTTTGAATTACCACTAATGTCAAGAAATAAACTCTTAGAATATATTCCCTTTTTTCCAGTGAGCCAACCGCCCAAATTACTATTATAAACACTATCAAGATTCCCAATTTGAGATATTATTAAAGAACTATCTACAATTGTTGAATCAGAAAATTTTGAATGAGAATCAAATCCATCATAAACAACCATACGTGGTTTATAATTTGTAATATTATCAAAGAAAATTCCGCTCTGTCTTGAATTATCAATATAATTTCCAACACGAATGAATTTCTGACCAGCTTTTAAATATTCAGCCCCAGTTATTATAGTTATTTCAGGTTCTCCTACTTTATTCATTCCTGTACATTTTGCAAGAATTTTACTTAATAAAACAAAATTACCTTCAGCATCATAATTACCTTGATAGCTAAATAATATATCACCAGCTTTCCAATCCATTATTCTGCATTCTCCAAAGTTATAATATGTGTTCCTGTTCGCAGTGTCGGTTTAATTTCAATTAATCCAAGATTATTTGATTCTAATTTTCTTATAAGTTTAATATTTGCTTCACTTTTCAATATTCCCATTATTATTGATGTCAATTCATCAGCATCCCATAAATTAGCATATAAATCAAATAATCCATCAGAATTTGTTTGAA